AGTCACGATCTATACTCTTGTAAGATGTCCAATACTTTATTTAGGGCATCATGGGCACCGTCATGCCACTCACCACTTTTTCCAAACTGCAACCCATTGTAGAGTTCATTCTTGAGTTTCAAGACCCTACATTTGATCTCATCTTTGTTCATGTTATTTCTTGGCATAGTACCTATTGTAATCATACCTCATTGCGCTCAGGGCCCATGCCTGTGTCAGGCTCTTCGGACCTTCGTTCAATAGTTGGATTTGAAATGCCGATAGACCAGCCTTCTTCTCCAAATACTCCTTCTTCCACGATATCTGGTTTGGATTTTTCATTTTCCTCCCATTGTTCCATAATTTCATTGACCTGCTTATCTACCGAGGTCATTTCCATGTCAACTTTACCCTGAACCCACATTACCCATAACCATTCGATTATGCCTAATGCTAGATGATTGAATGGGAATTTTTGTTTATTGGCCCACCTCTTACTTTTGGTATACCAATTATCTTCCCCACCCCAGTGATATTTGAATTTGTATTCCATGCAGTCTATTTATTGCATAAAAAAAAGGGACCCGAAGGTCCCTTGGAGTTTGTGTGAATTAGATCACATGAGGTTCTTAACAGAAACTCTTCTGTAGTAACGGTTAGTACCCGCCGTGATGGCACCGTATGCCTGAGTGGTTCCTTCAGCGAAGGGATTGGCGACCATGCCGTAGCGGGTCTTAAAGCCAATCTTGGGCTGGAAGGTGTTCTCCCCAACGGCACGAACCATTTGCAGGGGAACGTAGGGGCAGTAGAAGAGACCAGCGTCATAGGGGCTGGTTCCCTTGTAACCAACGCAGTAGTACTGCAGGGCAGCACTGTTGCTGGCGAAGGGATCGATGTAGACTCTGTACTTACCATTGATAGTACCAGCAAAGGTGTTGCCAGTGTCATCAACGTTCAGGTTTGCATTCAGGGCAGGGGTGTAATCGAGTACACCAGCCATGGTCAGAGCAGAAGCAACGTCAGCCGAAGTCAGGATGATGTTGCCCTTCCCTCTACGAGTTCTCTGGGCGATAGCGTTCGCATCTCTTTCGATTTGGAACAGCAGACCCTTGAACTTCTCAACGCTCCAGCGACCGTTAGAGTCGATGTCGAGGTCGAATTGACCAGCGGTAGCAACGTTGGTTTGAGCGCCAGCTTCAGCAACCTTATAGATGGTTCTGATGACTTCTCTGTTGATCTCAGCCAGAATCTCAGTCGAGAGAATGTTGGCGAGTTCAGCTTCAGCGTTCAGACCGTGGATTGCCTTAAGGTCTTGGGCAAGTTCCAAGGAGTATTCTGCCTTCAGAGCACGGCTCTTAGCAGTAACGGTGACCTTCTCGATCGAGAATGCCATCTTGTTGAACTCGTCGCCGCTCTCACCGAGGGTCTCAGAGTTCAGGGTGCTCATACCTTGACCAACGCTGTAGTCGCCAGGACCAGCATTAGGATCAAGAACGCCAGGGTTAGAACCACGCTGAAGGGTTGTACCGAAACCAACGGAACCGCCGGAGTCAGAACCACCAGTGTAGTCGCCTTGGGTTGCGTCGTAGCCTTCGCGCTGAGCGGAGAATGCCGAATCGGGCTCGTTGAAGAGGGCCTCGGTTCCGGTCATGTTCTCGTAGCGAGAACGCATTGCGAAGATCAGTCCAGTAGGACCGCTCATGGGTTGAACGCCAGCCAGGTCATAAGCGACCAAGTTGGGCATAGAGCGACGGATCAGGCTGATCAGAACGGGGTCGAAACCACCAGTGGGGTTGCCACTGTCAGTACCGCCCGAACCACGGTAGTATGCGCCACCACCAGCAGAGAAAGACTGGGTGGGGGCTTCCATCAGGTTGTGACCCTGATTAAATGCTGCTTCCTCAGAGAGGAACTTTTCTTGGTTCTCCAAGAGAGCGGCGGTTACTGCACGACGATGGGGATCCTTAATAGGATCGCATCCATTGTAATCCAGAAGGGGAGCCCACTTCTCTTGAAGCTGTTGTGAGTTAAACATGCTTCGTTTACCTGTGATTGTTTGAGTTTACTAAAGGGGTTGCGAGATTACTTGTTGCCAAGAGCGCGAAGATATGCATTCATGCGACCAGCAGGTTCTGCAGGCACAGTTTCCATACCCTCTGTCAATGTCTCGGTTGCTTCTTGCTTGGCAGCCTTCTCGGTGGAGAAATACGATTCTCTCAGGTTTGCCAGCTTCTCGCGATAGGATTCTTCACTCTCAAACTCAACACTTTCTGCAAGAGATGCGAGTTTCTCCTTTTGGGTTACAGCAAGTCCTTCGGATACGTCCTTAAGGATGTGATCAGCGACGGACTCACCGAGCCTTGTATTCAGAGAAATATTCTTCTCAATTTGCTCGTTGAGTTTTGCCTCCATGTCATCAAGTTTGTCTACCATCATTTCGACAACATCATATTTATCGTCAGGGATATTCACATAATGATCTTCAAAGAGACCTCTCATTCCTTGGAGGAACGATTCGGTCATTTCTGTTTTGAGACCGTGCTCGATCTGCAGTTCGTTTTCCTTGATCCACTCTTCGGAAACGTACTCCAGGTAAGCATCGACGCGAGTGACCAATTCTTCCTTGATCTCTTCAACTTCTTCGACAATGCGTGCAGCATATGCTTCTTCCAGTTGCTCACGAACTTCGGAAACTTTAGCCTTTACGGTTGCCTCAAAGATGACTCTCGCTTTCTCTTGGAAATCTTCAGAGAGTTCTTCACCGGAGAACAGAGCGGCAACATCTTCTTCGATGTTAACGTCTTCTTCGGTTACAACTTCTTCGTTATCGATGGTAGCTTCATCCACGATTTCTTCTTCGGTTTCTGCTTCTTCACCATAGGTGTTCTTTTTAGAAGCATCCATGCCTTCCGCTGCTTTTGCTTTGGCGTTAACTACATTACGGACGTGCGAAAGAGTAGGCTCTTTCAGTTTTGCCGAGTCATCGTCGGGCTTGTAGTTCTCAGGAGTGGGGCCACCGAGGTCGTCTACTTGGGCATGTCCGGGGACATAACCACTCTTAGCAGAAGAGTCCATCGATTCGCCAGCTTTCGCTCCCCTGGTTACAGGGTTCTCCATTTCTTGTAAGTTTTTTCCAGCGGACATTGTTAACTTCTCCGAAAAAATCGTGTTAAATTTAACCTAAATGTATTTATAAATTACAAGTTTGCCAGGAAATCTTGGAACAGATTGAGTTTCTGTTCGTCAAGTCTTCTTTGGTCAACTAAAGTGTTGATTTTCTTGTATGTTCTTTCTGCGAGTTTTTCGCGGAGAATTCCTCCATCCCAAACCCACTCTTTTCCTTCCATGATGCCATTGACAAAAGCATCAGGGGCGGAGGGATCTGCTACAATATCGGCAGCAGTTGCTAACATGAAGTCATCATTGACCATGTTATAACCTTCTTTGGTGGGGGAAAGAGTTCCTACACCACGAGAAGAAACGCCAAGCTTTACGCCTTCACTCAGAAGAGATTCGGCAATCTTACCCATAGGGGTAGAAAGAATTTTTGCTTTACCAATCCAATCATTTCCTTCTCTATGGAGAGAGATGATTTTATGGGAAACTCTATCTAAGTTTACCGTAGGACCATCGGGGTGACCAAGCTCACCGAGAGCGCGTCCTTTGTTGATGAAAGTTTCGGTGTATCTTTTCACCTCTCTTTCCATCAACTGCGATCCGTAGACGCGACGGTTTCTGTTAGGTTGCTCAGTTTGAAGGAAGACACCCTCAATGTAGAGATTTTTCTTACCGTCGCGTTGTTCGACGATAACTTCAACCTGTTCGATTTCTTCCCTGATGAGTTTCATCTTATTTGCTTGAGTCCTATTTTTTATTTATGTTAACCTTCAACTGCGACGGCCATACCGTAGGTAGAGTTGCAACGAAGGTATTGGTCTTTCTCTTTTACAAGATAAAGAGTTTCGTATTGACCAATAATATGTGATGCTACTAGAGTTGTATTGGTGGAATCGTAAACATAAAGAAATTGAGCCGCACCATAACAAGTCAATCTAACAATAGTAGCATCAATAAGAACACCACCGGAATTCACAAATGTCTGTGTGGCGGATTTAAGTTTTACGACACCACCTGCGTCGCTTCCGTAATATGCCATTATGGATGAGGTGAAACAGCTACAAAATAAAGGTTGCTGGTATTTCCATAAAGATATTGACCAGATTCCTTTTTAATAATCATATTCTCGTAAGGAGCAAGATAAGCGTTCTGAACTGCAGAACCAAATTGAGTATCCCTAACCTCAATCAGCGCAAGACCACCACCAGCGTTAGATACTCGGACATATACTGCACCAATTCCATCGGCATCTGGTACAGTACCGATAGCACCACCGCCTTGTGCGTATGTTCCTAAAAGTTTAACCTTCATGATTATTCTTCTTCTACTACTGGGACGTGCATCGATGGATCATCAACTTCAGTAGGTGGAGTTACCTCTTCTACCGGAACCACCATTGCTGGATCGTTTGGTTCTTCAGGCATCACTCTTCATCCTCATCTTCATCTTCATCTTCTTCATACTCCTCTTCGGAGTCATACTCTTCTTCCTCTTCTTCTTGATCTGGCTCGCCAAAAAGACTGGAAGCAACATTTCCTCTCATGTCATCGATTCTTCCAGACGACTTTGCAAAAAGAACGTCCTTAATAGCATCGCTGACTTCAGATGCAGAACGATCATCAATGATCGCATCAATAATTTCTGAAGGAGTCATAGTAATTTCAAAAGTGGTATAATTTATTTATCTACTTCAGATCTCGCCGCCGGTTGGGGCCTCAGTTTCTTGAGCAGGAACTTCTTCATCTTGAGGAACATCACCTAAATTTGTAGGTTGTCCATCTGCACCGATACCTTCAAGTTCTGCGGGATCGGGAAGAATACCCTTCTCAATTTCATCCTCAATCTGAGCATCAATCTCAATGATTTCTTGATCAGTTTGTCTGAGAATATTTCTACGAACGTACTCTACGGAATAGTATTTTCCAAGATAAGGTTCTACTTGGGAAACAACACCGAGACGGCTGTTCATCAGTTCGGCATCTTTCAACTCATCAAATTGATTATCGTAGATGTAATCAAATTGAATGTGCTCCTTCATCATATCCCAATCTTCGGGAGTGATGACGTTCTTGAGAAGCAGTTGAGTTCTGAGAAGATCTAAAAAGATATTGCTGAAACGCTTGCGGAGACGGCCGACAAACTTGGAAAACTTAAGTTCGTCTCTCAAAATCTCGGAAGAACGTCCAAGATTAAAACCACCATCAGCAGCAATTCTTGATTCGGGAACTTGAAGAGATCTGTAAAGTTTCTTTTGGA